CACCAGCTCATTATCCTTGATATCCGCCCCGGCCTCGATCAGTGCGCCATACAGGTAAAGGTCTGGATAGTTGGTTAAAACCGTGTTGGTTGTGGTCGATGCGAGACTCATCGCTGCGACATAGCGGAATGCGTAGGTGTAGGCGAGATCGGCGGGTGAGTCGGTGCTGATTACCGAACCGTCTATCGTCCAGTTATCGGATGGGCCGTTATCCGAATACACCTGCATTTCTGTAGGCAAGCGGTATTCAAGCTTGATGCGCGGCAGGTAAGTGGTTAGGTAAAGCGCGATTGAAGACCCGTACAGGGTTGGAACGGTCATTGACCTGCTGCCAACCGTCGCCGTCAGCGTGGCTTCTGTTTCCTGCGCGTCGAGTCGCAAGGCGCGGTTAATCCGCTTCTCTGCCAGGGTGATGTAGTCCACGATTTGCGTGGTCAAGTCCGTCCTGTGCAGCCTTCCGGCGATAGCTGCCTGAAGCTCTGTGTACGTGGTGAGCGCCATTATTGCGCCCTTGGTTTACGGCCTGGCCTGTTTTTTACCGGGATGGCGGCTTTGACTGTCTTGACCGGCTTGATAACAGATGGCGCGGATTCATCCTGCTTGGTAATTTCCTCGCGCTTCCAGCCGTGGGCATTCAACTGCTTTTCTTCTGACTCTGAGTAGACGTGAGTAAAGCCACCGTCCAGGCTCTGCATTCTCATTGGGTACATGTGCGCCTCCAAATAGGAAACCCGCCCCATTTCTGAGGCGGGAGTTATGGCTCTTAGGACGTAGCGAACGGAGTAGCCAAGGTGCCTGCGCCGTGGCAAACGCCCTCGATAGCCCATTGGGTGGATGAGATGCAAGTCACCTTGTAACGCTCTCCCAACAGGCCACCGGTGGTAGTTCCAGCGGCAGAAATCGCCACATGAGTAGAACCATCGGCCTCGAAGTAATCACCGGACTGAGCAACAGTTACGTCGCCCATGATGATTCCGCCGACGAGGAACACGGAAGCCGAATTGGTGATGACCTTGTGCGCGTTGGAAGTCACCGCGACGGTCACAAGAAATTCAAACTCCATGCCGACAACCGGGGCCGGAAGGGTGAACACAACACCGGCAGCGCGATCAAAGATGCACAGCGAGTTGGATTCTTCCGGCAGCAGGGTACGGGTTGCGACCGCTTCTTTGATGACCTGGCGATGTAATCCGGTAGCGATACAACCGGCGGGCGCGTTGTAGCTCAGGCGTTCTAGAGTGGTAGGGATAGACATAATGTTTTCCTTTATTCAGATGGATGAACAGGCGGATTTCTCCGCCCGTTGTCTTAGTTGGTGATCTGGCAAGCCCACGCCGGGCGCAGCGTTTTGAAGCCATAGAGGATGTCGATACGCAGCAACATTTCATCGTTGCGGATATCGGATGCTTGCCACACACGGAGGCTGATACCGTCCTGAGTGCGACGCACACACTTGGCCGCGTCATCCATGATCGGCAGATCAGCGGTGACGAAGGTGAATGCGTCCTTGTGGTACATCAGGTTGCGGCGGTATGCAGTTGCAGCGGTGCCGACGAAGGTCAGAACCTGGTTGTTGAATGCGGTAGTCGCCAAGGCTGCGGATGTAGAGCTGCACACGTTCTGTTTTGCGCCGGTCAGCACAGTTGCAGGCGATACCGTTACCGCGCCAGTCGAAGCGGCTGTGGCGACGTACTGTTGCAGGTAGCCGAGGCTGCGCTTGGTTTCGGGATGGCAGGCATAAACACCGGCAACAGTGAACACATCACCGGCATTGATATTGCCGTCGGTGCTGTTCATGGTGATGTTGGTGCCGCCATCGGTTACGGCAGCGGTTGCGCTGGTGGACACGGTAACGTCAGATCCTACAGTGTGAACGCGGGTGCGCTCGTTCTCGTAGAAATCCGCCATTGCAGACCGTGCATAGAAGCCTTCGCGGAACGCTTCTTTTACATCGTTGCCGGGCTGGAACAGCGCCTTATTGCCGTTGACGATGGATGCCATGGTGATGGAGTCCAGTTGCAGGACGCGGCCACCGTCTTTAGGCGCCAACATCTGATTCAGCCTTGCACGAGCGTTACCCAGCGCGGTAATGTCGCTCGATGCGCCGACAACGGTGCCAGCAGAGCCGACCACGTTGTAAGTGTCCAGCGTGGCGGTGTTGATGCAATCGCCATCAATGCCGGAAATCAGCGAAGACATGGCAGGCTCGATATAGCGCTGGCTCAGTTCGTCGATATCCAGCGCCAGTTCTGCCGAGTTGAAGCGCATATCCACACCGTCCTGAGTCGCAACGGTGACGGTCTGCGTGGTGCTGGTGGTGTCCTGCACGTCCATGACGCGGGAGCCTTGACGCCGGGTGTATTGGTTGGGGTCACGGACGCGCAACGTGCTGCCGATCTTGCCGCCGGTCTTGGCGAAAGAGTCGTCATAGCTGCGGTTGACGGTGCCGATGAAAGTTGCTTTTTCGTGGGCGATACGCAGCGCTTCACGCGCCACCATATCAATGACGGTATTGGTGTTAGCCATGGTCTTTTCCTTCTGATGCGCCTCGCGGCGTTATTTGTAGCGATTAGCAATCTGGCTGGCGCGGAACCTTGCGAATTCGCGGTCAGTCATTTGCGACGGGTCTTTCGTTGCTGTTCCGGTTCTCGCGGTGATGCGCGTGACCGGCTTTTCTTGAGGCTCCGGCTTCTCTTTTGGAGTTGCCGCCTTTTTCATCAGTTGGTCAAATTGCCATGCTTTGTGGAGGAATACTGCGACCTTCGGGTTATCGGCTATAGCCGGCCCGATGTTCTGCACTCCGTTTGCATTGGCATATTCACTCAGGGAGTTATCCAACTCATTCCCCGGTGCCCAACCTTTAATCTCACGCTCAAGAACAGCTTTCCCGTCTTGCATTCGCTTGGCAGTTTCCTGCTGCATTTGCAACTGGTGTTGCTGTTGCTTTTGTGTGACCGACGAGACAACCTGCTCGCGTCGTTGCTGCAATTCACGCATTTGCCGGTCAAGCTTCATGGCCTGAACCGGGTCGGCGTCGATAAGCTCAGTCCAATTGACCTGTGCGTATTGCTGTAGCTGCGAATCCAGGGAGTGAACCTCTGCATATTCAGCGATGAACTGCTGCTGCATTGCCGCTCTTTGCTGGATCTCGGCAGCCTGCGCTTCTACCGCCTTGCGCTGCTCTGCCACCGACTGCGTTTTCTGCGTGTAGTCCTGCTGGCGCATGAAGGCTTCTTTAAGCACTTTCGGCACCTTGAACTTCTCGCCTTCATAGTCGATTTCTTCGCCATCGTCGGCTGGTTGTTCATCCAGCAATTCCGGCGTATCGACTTCTTCAACAACTTCCGGCGCGGTGTTGATCGACGTATCGACATAACCAGCACCGGGTGTTTCTGTGCTGGATTCCTGCATTTCTGCGGGTTGTTCCATGGTTTTATTTCCTTTCGTTGAACCGGACTTTCACCGGTTCCCGGCGCTTCTCAGCGTTAGGATTCAGGCAATAAAAAAGCCGCTATTGCGGCTAGTAAACAGATTGCCCCACTGTTTAATTCGGTTGTTCAGGCGAAAAAAAACCGCCCTGGTTAGGCGGTTCCGGTTGCATCTGTTGCGGTTGGTCTGGTGGAGGCGGTTGAGATTGTGCCCCAAGCACTTCCTGCAATGTCTGCATAACCAGTGCTTGCACCTGCTGTTGGTCGAATGCTGGGGTCGTCACTTTCAACCGATCGGTCTCCTTGCCGTAAGCGTCAATCTCCAGTTTTCTTGCTTCCAGCGCCTTGTCATTCTTCATCTGCTCAAGTTGCTGCGTGAGTTGCCCGATGGCTTCCCGCGCCTGCCCGTCCATCTGCTGCATTTGCTGTTGCAGTTGCATGAGCTGCGGATTCGCCCCCTGCGCCTGTGGCGGCAACATGGCTTTAAGCCGGTCTGCAATATCGTCAGCGCCAGGCCAATCCAGATTCTTAGCGATCAGGTCGCCAATCAACGGCGCAGATTGCGGGAAGGACTGAACAAAGTTCATCATCTGTTCCGCCGATTCCTCGCGCTTGGTGGTGTAGCTAGGCCCGACTTCACAGGTTACGTCATACTTGCCAACGGTTACATCGTAGAGCTTGACCACGCCTTCCATGAATTCCTGTTGTTCTGCCTGCTCCATCTGTCCCTGAGTCTCTTGTGGGGCTTCGGCAGTATGCGGCTGGTTAATCTTTACCGGCTCGTTGCGCCCGTCCTCGTGAATAATGCGGATGATGCGCGGGGCGTCGTAAACGTGCGGGATCAGATCAACGATAATCCGGCCTGCGTGTTTGATGGCGCGTGAAAGATTGTCTATATAGTTGAATGTGGAAACGTCGCCTTCGCGCTGCCGTGCCATGATTGCGCGGCCTGATGTTTCGTTGCTTCTGGCTCCCAGGCTGGCATCGAACAGGCCCATGATAGATTTCATGTCGTCGGAAGCGTTCATGGCTTCCTGCAATGCGCCAGCCGGTACACCTGCGAACGCCTGCCGCTGTGGTGCCGTTTGACCGTCATATTCAATATAAGCGTGGCTGTCGTTGTTCGCTGTTGCCCACTTGTCGGCGTCGGTGTTGAATGCGCCTTTTGGCCCAACGAACGGCGCTTTCGGAGCCAGCGCAACCAGTTCAGTTGATGCGGTACGCCAGAAGTTGAACATACGCTGACTATCCTTGGCGGAACGAATCAGGCTGATGAAATGGCGCTTGCCCTCCACGTTCAACTCATCGCCATAAACCGGAACGATAGGGATATATATCCCTGCCCATTTGTTCGTTTCCAGCACTTCAGATCCAGTAATGATGCGCTGCGTTACCTTGTGGCTCTTGGTTTCACGGTCTCCGGTAACGCTGATTCCCATGGCGTCGAAGATTTCCTTCATCTTCAGATAGGCTTCCTCGTACATTACCGAGCCATTCGACATTTTCAGGAGCGTCTTTTTAACTTCTTCCCGCGTCCAGTATTCGGCAATTCTGACCTTCTCATCTGCAAACCACTCGTCTCTGCCCTTGCCGCCAGCAGAAAACCCAAGTGTGTCGGCTGACGGGTATTTCTTTTTGAAGTCGGTCTCCTTCATCATTTCCGTAACGAAGGCATTGTTCCAGTCTGACGAATCCGCCGCCACGCTGTAGGGATCGCCGTAGATGTTGAGCGGATTGACGACGCGCTCGATGCAAATATCCTGGTCGAATACGTCATCATTCGCGTAATCGGTGGATATCATGAAATAGCCGAATCCACCCGTCACGGCGTGATCGAGAGCGGTATCGTAAGCAATGTCTGCGGTGCTGGAATACTCAATATTGCGGATCAGCCCGTTCAGAATCTCTGCGGTTTCCTCGCTGGCGTCATCGTCAACGGGATGGCATTTGATAGCCGGTTTGTTCTGCCTTGCGTCGTTCGTCACCTGCCGGATGAAAGCAGGCATCCGGTTGATGGTTAGGCATGGCCGCCCCTCTGCTTCGCGCTTCCTGCGCACTTCTTCCGGCCACTGTTCGCCCAGTCGAGAGAATTTCACGTCATCCAGCCACAACCGGCGGTTTTCCGCCTCGGCTTCTTCGCATATCTTGAATGCGGCTTTCGCGTCCTTCAATGTGTCATTGTCTGCCATTGTCTACCCTAGCCATGAGGTTGTGCGCCGTGTTTTCTGGCGCTCTTGCTGGTGTTCCTGAATGCCAACCGCCAGATACCGGAACGAGTCGGCTGCGTGGCTGTGTATGTCGTGCAATGGTTGGCGGCTGAATTCTTTGGTGTCAGGGTCAACGTCATAACGGTAATGACGCAAGTTCTGAATTCCCTCTGCACACTTGGTTTCGTCAAACCAGCAACGATTGAAGATCGTTCTCGCGGCCTGTATTCCGTCTGCAATGGATAGCTTCGGTGTTATCTGTACGCAGTTGAAGAATCCTCTAAATACTTCTTCCGTGCTCCTGCCGGTCATGCTCTTGGCCTGCGCGTCGTGCGGCAACCAGATAGAGCCATACATGTAACCTTTGTTCTGCAACACCGTTGCGTAATGCTGCGCCGGAAGCTGTGAATTCTGGTAAAAGTCAATAACCCTGAATTCGTTTCCAACCGTCTGCGCGAACCATATTGACGTGTTATCGGCCCATCCAAGATCGAAGAAGGCGGCAACAGGAATGGTCGAGTCATAAGGGACACGCGTAATCCGGTTTTCCTCCTGCGCCTGCCTCAACTCCCTGGCATAGATCGCGCCATCAAGAGAAGTACGGCAATTCCCTTCCCACACGTTAAGATAGGCGTCAGGGTCACGCGCCTTGAGGTCGTCGCGCTCCTGTGCCAGCACTTCCGGGAACCATGGGTTATCCGACCAGTTGATTTTCTCCACTATCGCGCCGGTCGGGGGATTGACCACAAACCGCTGATAGGTGTCGTCAGTCTCAAGCTGCGGGTTAAACGTCAGCCATATTTCAGAGCCGTTCTTCCGTATTGTCGGGATCAGCGTTTCCCAGGACGATTTACTCACCGTCTGGGCTTCCTCTACCCATGCGACATCAACCGATTCAACCGACTTGATGTTGGTTACGTTGTGATGCAGGCCAGCGAACAGAAAGCCGGTTCCATTCTTGCCGCGAATCTCTGTTTCAAGCGATTGGTAAAAGCCGGATAGCCCCAAATCCCGTATCTGGCTATCCAGCAATTCCTTCACCGACTCTTTAATCGACTTCTGGAACTCCCTGGCGCACAAAATGCGCATTGGCCTCTGTGTTCCGAGTATCAGTAACGCCCTTGCCACTCCCCACGACTTAGCCCCGCCACGTCCTCCGTGCAGCACCTTGTATCGTGCTGGCGCGAACAGAAAGCGCAGCTTTTCAGGGAAATCCGCATCAACGGAAGTTGACATTAATGCTAACTGGAATTGCGCCGCCAGCCGGCCCGGAATGCTCGTTCTGAGTCGGCGCGTTGCTCATGGTCTTATCGAGCAGCAACTTGGCTGCGCTCACCTGAGATGCGCTCATCTCTATTTTGCCGTTGATATGCTTTTCGAGGCGATCAATGATGTTTCCTACCTTGATCTTCGTCCTGATGTCGTCCTGGTGTCTTGGTCTTAATCGTGCTGCCATGGTGCGAGTTCCTTAGATTGTTCGCGTAAAAAAACCGCCCTTCGGCGGTCTGTTGGTTTGGCTATCTGACGCGATCAAATAACGGTGATCAGCTTCGCGTAAACGGTATTGGCTATCTTCATAAAGCCCGCCTTGCTGGTATGCAACAGATCAGCAACGAAGTCAGCGGAGTTTTTATTAAAACCACCAAGACTGTTGAACATATCAACTTTTGTCACGTTGTTTGGGTATGAAGCCTCCAGCGTGTCGATATAAGCATTTCCCTGGATGAGGTTTGCCATCGTCCATGTGGCTCCCGTGTATCCGGTAGGGT